ATATAGAAAAGATTTCCGAAATGTACTGGGGTGCCAGTGAAGTTGAACACGTTTTTGATGAGCTGAAAAAGCGAGATAATACAAGTTGGAATATTGCTTCTTTAATTTTCAGGGCTAATATTGATGTCTTTAAACTAAAAGGCATGGAAGAAATCGGCATCATGGATACTGAGGCCATGAAAGAGCTATATGACACCTTAACGTATATGAACTGGATGAAAAATAACCAAGGTCTGCAATTAATTGGTCAGGAAGACGCTCTGGAATCCCACCAGTTTACATTTGCCGGCCTTTCTGATGTTATGGAGTTATTTATGATGGATTTATCCGGAGCCTGTGAAATTCCTGCAACAAAGTTATTCGGACGTTCTCCTGATGGGATGAATGCCACCGGCGAGAGTGATATGCAAAATTATTACGATAGCATAGAGCAAAAGCAGGAAAGCGATATCCGCCCTATTTTGAATAAACTCCTTCCTATCATGTGCATGAGTCTCTTTGGGAAGGTTCCCGAGGATTTGGAGTTTTCATTTAATCCTTGCAGACGGCCTACAGAAGAAGAAAAGAAGAACCTTGCCCAGCAGGTAGCTACTGCCGTTGTTGGTGTCTATAACTCTGGGATAATAAGCCAGAAAACGGCTTTAAGAGAATTAAAGCAATCCTCTGATATGACAGGCTTATGGAATACCATCACAGATGAAGATATTGCCAAAGCCGATGATAATACTGACGCTGATGGTGAACTTCTCACCGAGGAAATGGAAAACGCTCTGTACAATAATCAGCCGAATTCTAATGAAACTCATACCTACCCGAATATGTAAATGCTATTTTATTGGTGATGCCTATGAATAATTCAAATGATTGGAAAGTAAAAAACAGGATAAGACAGCAGTATGAAAGAGAGCTTAAATCCCTTACGAATCAAATCTTTAGGCACATAGAAAATACGAAGGACCCTAAAGAGATTATTCGTATACTATCCCATATGAGCAACAGCAAAAGCTTTCAAAGGCTGTGTGAGGAAAAAGCCTTTAAAATGGTTACGGCTGTAAATAAAGCGACCTATAAATCGTGGCGTGAAGCTGCTTTAAATAATACTAAAGGTAAGAAGCTATATGAAGCATTGCTTTACCAAGTAAGAAATAGTAGCTTGGAATCTTCCATAGCAACCCAAATACAAATAAATGCTGGATATATCAGAACACTTCCTACCAATATAGCATTTAAAGTTACAGAATTTATAAACTCCGAATCCGGCAAAGGCATGAGGGCAAGCGAACTTGCAGAATACATAAAGTCCGTATTTCCCGAAAAATCAAAAGCAAACGCTGCCTTAATTGCCAGAACGGAAGTAAGTAAATCCCAGACAGCCCTTACACAGGCACGTGCTGAAGCTCTTGGCCTTAACTGGTATATCTGGCGCACTTCCGAAGATAGCCGTGTAAGAAGCTCTCATGACTTCATGGAAGGTGTTCTTGTAAGATGGAGTGACCCTCCCAATCCTGAACTGCTTGACCCTGATTTCAAAGGTAAAAAAACATACGGAAAATATCACGCTGGGAATATTTTTAATTGTAGGTGTTTTCCTGAGCCTGTAGTGGATATAGATGATATTACGTTTCCTTGTAGGGTGTATTTTAATGGTAAGATACAGAATATGACAAGAAATGAGTTTTTGGCACTTGCTTAATATATATTCCTATGGTAAAATATTCCTAAAATTTTAGGAGCAAATTGTATGCAAAACTTTATTAAAGAACTTTTTTTATTTATTCCTGGTTTTTTTGCATTCCTTATATTTTTTCTATACGTTTTAAAATCTTACACAAGATATCAACAGACAGGAAATAAAAAAAAATTAATAAGCTTCTTTGGTAGCAAGATTAAAAAGATCGGTTCAATGTTAAAACTTCTATTTTTTAAAGATTCTGCAACAAAAGCATTTACAGTTATTACATTTATAGGACTTCTTCTTTTGGCTTTTTTTATTGTGTATGTTAGAGTAACTTATCATCTTAATATTCTTTGGGAATATGATAATGAATTGGGCGTCAAAATTTTTCTTACCTCTATAGCAATGATTCTCGTTGGTATTGGTTGCATATTAGTCAACTATATCTCTGATTTTTTTAATATTTTTAATGGGAGATATATGTATACATGTTGCATAAGTTTACTTACATTCCTGTTCTTTTTATACCCATCCCATGAATCTAAGTATTATGGGTCTCTTCTTATTTTTTTTATATTTATGGATTCTCTCTCCTATATTATGATGTTGATTAGCATTGTGCAAAATAATGATCTTATTAAAAGTGATTGTGGTAGGACAAATTTAAATCTATATTCAAAACTTTTCATTTTAAGTTTTTTTAGTTTGATTGGAACTATATCCTATTCAATGTTAACGTATTTAATTATATATTTTCCAGAAGAAGTCAATCCATTACAGATAAGAGAGTTACTAATAAATTCTATGTTCACTCTTATTCCTAATGGGACCCCCCCAGCGTTGTCAATTAAATTTCAAGGCGGTCAAAAAATTATACTCGAGCTTTTAAAATGTATATATAAACTCATTTTTACCACAACATTTGTAAGTTTTATCTTTAATCTCAATTTCAGAGATCTGTTACTCCCCCCAAAAAACAATCAGAAAACCGCTGAAAAAGAATAGAAAAAAGACGACAATATGCCACTATCTCAAAAAAATAAATATAAGATAGAAATACACAGCCCCTCTGGGCTGTTTTTTATTGCCAAAATACTTCTTACCCGAAAGGGGGTGAAACCATTAGAACTTTAGACGGCAAAACAAAGACGGCTTATTTTGGTAGCCGAATAAGCGAAAACATGAAAATGACTCCCGAAGGCTTCCTCATTTGCTACAACGTACCCATCGCCCGAACAGGAATGCAGGAGTATCTTGGTTCTGAAATCGGCATCGATGATGAAACCGGAAAGCTATTTAAAGTAACCCGCATAGAGGAAGAAGTCTTTTCCCTTGCTACACTGGCAAGCTTTGAGGGAAAGCCTATTACCAATGACCACCCCTCAGAAGATGTTGTGCCTGATAACTATGCCTATTATTCCAAAGGCCATGCCACAAACATTCGCCGTGGTGAGGGCAAATACAACGATACTGTTATGGCGGACCTGATTATTTGTGAAAAGCAGGCTATTGAAGATGTTATGAACGGCAAGAGGGAAATATCCTGCGGTTATGAGTGTATTTATGAAATAACCGAAAGCGGAGAAATTTATCAAAGCAATATCCGGGGTAATCATATTGCTATTGTTGACAGGGGCAGAGCCGGCCCAAGAGTAAGTATAAAAGATACACAGCCCAAAAACGAAAGGAGCAGGAAATATATGAAAGCTAAGAAGAGAAACAATATTATTGCAAAGATTTTAGGTCTTACAGCAAACGACGCTGACCCCGATACCCTTGCAGACATCATCGAATCCGTAACGGAATTACAGAACACAGACAGTGAGGAAGAAACAACTGAGACTCCCAAAGACAGTTCCCCTTCCCCTTCTGCCAACGGCGAAGAAAAGGCATCCGACAGTAACGGCGTCACAATTGATTCAGAGACAGCAACTAAGCTTATTGATTCAATAAACGCTTTAAATGACAGCATTGCCTCTTTATTTAAAAAAGAGGATAATGACCCTCTTAAAGCTCTTGAAGATGAACTAAGCGAGGAAAAAGTAAGTGCCCCTGTTGAAGAAATTGATGAGGAACCCACAGCTGATGAAGACACTACTGAAGATGAAGAAGTTCAGACAGACAGCGAAGCTGTTGCAAATAATGACAGCCTTCTTAATGTTATCCGCACTATCAAGCCTTATATTAACAGCATTAAGGACCAGAAAGAAAGAAAAAAGGTTGCTGACTCCTTAACAAAGGCGGTCCGCCAGATTAAAGGAAAATCTTCAATGCCTGTAAAAGACGGGTATCGAGCTGTTATGGAAGCAAAAGCCGCATCTGCAATGGATAAGGCCAGAAAGAGTGAACGCGTAGACATGGACTATCAGAATCAGCAGTCCGTATACGATAAATTAAATCCCCATAAAGGAGGCAAATAATTATGAGTGGAAAAACGATAGGTAAATCTTTAAATTATGGATACGCCGGCAATTACGCCAGGCAACCAGATATGATAATAGGAAGCTTTCAGGTTGATGAAGACAGTCGCCCAATTAAATTTGGTGAGCCTGTCTTTTTAAATGCAGATGGTACTATATCAGCTTTTGAAGATGGCGGCACAGCTGAAACCTTTGTAGGGGTTGCTTCAAGCGAAGTAAAGTCTGTCTTTGACTACAACAGTATGGAAGGTGTTTATGGCCCTGAACAGCTTGCATCGGTAATGCAGAGGGGTGCCATTAGTGTTTTATGTAACGTAGGAAACCCTAAGATTGGCGGCAAGGTATATATACGTGTAACCGATAATCCCAGCGTTATAGGTTCGGTTCCTGGTGGTTTTGAGGCTCAGGCAGACGGCGACAACACAATTGAAATTAAAAACTGCGTATGGCGTACAGATAAAGACGGCAATAACATTGCTGAACTCCTTATCCGTACTATCAATTATGTATAATCAGGAGGGCTAGCATGAAAAATATAGGAACAGTCACCGGGGGTATTGTAAGCTCTAATAGCTTTAGAGTAAATGATACCATACCAAACGTTACACGTATGAGTGATGCCGCAATAGCGACCGGAAATGCAAATCTTGTTTCAGAACTTGAAAAAAGAGACCAGTTAGTTAGAAATCCCCTAACCTCTCTTACCTACCATAGAGATATACCGATAAAAGTTGGCGGCGGTTGGGTCGATACCATTTCTGTTTTAAGCTCTGATTATGCGGTGTCAGGTGGTTCAGGAGCTTCTCTTGCCTCTTCAAGCGGTTCGAACACCTCTAGAATCATTCAGGCGAATTTCGATAAAGAATCTTTCTCCGCTCATGTCTTTGATATAGCACTGCGTATAAACTTTGTTAATATGCAACGTTCTAAAGTTACAGGCCGCTCCTTAGATGCCCTCTTAACGGATGGTATAAGGCTTGCCTATGATAAGCACATGGAAGAGAATGTTTACATAGGTATGCTCGGTAACCCGGGTATTTTAAACAATCCTGTAGTGATTGCTTCCGGTGCTTCTACAGGTACAGGCGGCGGCACTACTTTTGCAAGCAAAACAGCAGATGAAATATTGCAGGATATCAACACACTCATTATAGAGACGTGGAATCAGGCTGAAAATGACTTATCTGCAATGCCAAACCATATTATTATGCCTTATAATCAATATAATGATTTGGCCACAAGGAAGGTTTCCCCTATTGCCGAGAAGACAATTTTGACCTTTATTGAGGAAAATAATATCGCTTCAAAAAACGGCGGCAATTTGGTTATAGCAGCCACAAGCTACTGCAGAGGCGCAGGGGTTGGCGGCAGTGACCGTATGGCCTGCTA